CGGTTCAGTTGACTAATATCTTTGCAGGTCGTATTCCTAATATAATTATTGTTGGTCTGCTTAATCAATCGCCTAATCGTCTTCAAGCGGTTGCTGGAAATGGAAATGTGTATCCATTCCTAACCTATTCGCCTCTTCCTGCGTCATTTGATAATGGTGGTGGTGCAGCGGATTGTATCGCTTCTGCTCAACTCACCGTAAACGGGCGAACATACCCTCACCTCTGGACTTCTGCTATGGCGAGTCAGTCAACCGCCGATTTATCTGTTTGGTACGAACAATATCGTCAGTGTGCGTTAATCTCTGCTCTTAATGGGCGTGAAACGGATCAACCTAATACTAACTTTGATGTGAAATATAAGTATGATAATCCTATTCTTACTAAAAGTGAGTTTGCGTCTTGTGCTACATTTCTCTGCTATAATGTTCGCCGTAATGCGACAACCCTAAATTGCTCAGGTGATAAGGAAGTTGGTGGTATAGATTTGCTTGTTAATATTAACGGAATCAATCACCCTAACGCTCAGTTGCTTATCGTGGGATTATCAACCGATTCTCTCGCAACTATTACTGATGGTGGTGCGACAACTTCGTTTGTCTTCTAAATTATCTGCTTGATGTTTTAAAAATAATTTGTATAAAAAATGAATATAACATTTTTTATATAAAAGTTTAATATTTGGAGTACCCTAATCTTGAATAATCAATTTTACCAAGATTACCGCCATTAAGAGGGTGATTTAAAAACTCATATGGTTTTTGATTTAAATATGTATTACCGAACTCTCTTTGCGAAAAGTTAGAACCTGAAACGCCATTCATCAATAACCATTCTGCAAGAGGCATAGGTCTGCTATTTTCGTCATAGTTATATAATAAAGGAAAACGAATTGCTTGGTCTACATATAGTTCTTGTGGTATTGAACCCATTTTACTCATTTGATTATCACCAACACGCTCTTCGCTTGTTTGTGTTTGTATTTTTTCAATAACACGATCTAATCGCTCTGCTATTGATTCATCATCATCTACTTCTTTCGGTAGTTTCTCTTCTACGGGTGAACTACTTGATAATTTACTCGCAACTCGCCCTATCTCTATTGCTGGTGCTAATTCAGGTGCTAATATTTCAAGTGCTAATGAACCATATTCTTTTATTGCTTCGCCTATATATTTTGCGGGGTGTTGTGCCGTTTCCGCAAGAACTAAATTCATAACTGGATATTGTTTAACATCAAGAAAGTTTAGTTTATTTGCTTGTGACTTAACCCAACTCCAAGCGTCACCAAACATACCATCACCATAAACTTCTTCTTGTTTAAGCATTCCACTCGCCATTTTAAAAACTGCTCTATGTACTGGTGATTTTAAATGAATGTCTTGTAATTGACTGACTCTATGGCGTAACCGATGTTCTGGTTTCATATTTGCATAAATCGCCTTAACATGTTTTTGTGCTTTTTGTTTAGTTGTTCCCTTACTCATAACCTTATTTGTATCTTTATTAACAACGCTGAATTTCTTACCTCTAACTTCTTTAATCTCGTAAGGCATCTATATATATAATATATAATATATAATTTTTTTATATATAATATATATTATGGATCTTATAATAGTAAATCTTGTTATATCATCTCTTACATTATTATTTAGTTTCATAGAAAAATTAAAGTGTAGGCATATAGAAGGTTGTTGCTGTGTAAGTGATTGTATACGAACCCCTCTAAATACTCCTAATAATGAAAAAGAAATATTATTAGTATAAACAATATTTCTAAATCTTTATTAATTTATCTATTGGGATAAATATATATAGTTTTAATACATCATTATAATCGCTTCGTTGATTTCTAACAAACAACTTTTTTTCAAATGTATTAAATAACTCTTCGTCATATTTAATATAATATAAACCATCTGTAAAAGAAAAAACAAAGATCTGTTTTTTATTACTACTAATAACTTTATTGTAACCTAACAAGGTTGTATTATATGCCCTATATGTATTAGTACGGGTTTTTAATTCATATATATTAAGTTCGCCTTCATAATCATAAAGTTCATATCGTTGTTCAATCGCCTTAATATTATCTTTAAAATAAATATTAATCTTTTCTAAAACTATGTCTTCACTTTTTTTTCCAAAAGAATAATCGCTTTTATAAGTTTGCATGTTTATATATTATAGTTTAGATAAAAAAATAAAACAAATTAATTTAATTCTAAATATATTATTTTTATTTATATAAAATTTAATTGTTTTTATTATTATTAGTTTTATTTTTGATATTACTAAACATAAAAAAATTTTTTTATGTCTATCTATAATAGAAATAAAACCAAATTATATTATTATTAATATACTATATATATTTTTCTAAACATTTTTCATTTTTATTTTAGTGAATATGAGTTTTATTTATTTCTATATAAAAATAATTAAATCTCATATTCATAATTTATTATATACATTAATATATATAATAAAAATGAATGTTCTTTCTTTATTTGATGGTATTAGTGTTGCGAGGTATGCTTTGGAACTTACATGTATTGATGTTGCAAAATATTATGCTTGTGAAATAGATAAAACAGCAATAAGTATTTCAAAAAAAAATTATCCTTCAATTATATCTCTTGGTAATGTTTTAAATTTGAAAAAAGAAATGATAAATGAAACAATAGATCTTCTCATAGGTGGGTCACCTTGTCAGGATTTAAGTATCGCTAAAAAAGATAGGAAAGGATTAGAAGGAAATCGTAGCAGTTTATTTTGGGAATATATTCGCTTGAAGAATGAACTAAAACCAAAATGGTTTATTTTAGAAAATGTTGCGTCTATGCCCAAAAAGGATAAAGATATAATAACACAGGCAATAGGTTGCGATCCAATAATGTTTAATGCTTCTCTTGTATCAGCACAAAATCGCAAAAGATATTTTTGGACTAATATACCATTTGACCTACCAAAAGACAGCGGTATTCTTTTAAATAAAATTGTAGAACCAGTTGCTAATGTAGTTAATAAAAAACATGTTTTAAAAAATGATAAAACAGGTTTATATAAAATAATTACTCAAAACCCAAAAGAAAATCTTGGATTATTTTTAACAGAAGATAATAAACTTGCAGTTGTTGAAGGTGTTAAAAAAGGTTATTCTTTAATAGAAAATAATCAATCAGTTGATTTATCTTATTCTAACAATAGTAAAAATACCCGTAGGGGGCGTGTTGGTGATAAAGTAAAAAATATAATGACGAGTAATAATATTTATGTAAATCAAAATTATATCATAAGAAAAATAACACCATTAGAATGTGAAAGATTACAATCACTTCCAGATAATTATACACAAGGTATTTCAAATAGTCAAAGATATAAATGTCTTGGTAATGCTTTTAACGCCAAAGTTATTTCTCATATTTTATTAGGTATTTAGATTTTTGTTTTAGTGAATACGAGTTTTTATTTATTTCTATATAAAAATAATAAAATCTCATATTCATAAATATTATGTACATTAATATATATAGAATGCCTACACCAGTAAACCAAGAACTTTATAATAGAGTTAAAAAATACGCCGATACAATATATAAAAAACCAAGTGCATATAAAAGTGGGTTCATAGTAAAGAAGTACAAAGAATTAGGAGGTGAATATATAGATGATAATAAACCTAAAAATTTACAAAGATGGTTCAAGGAAGAATGGAAAGATGTAGGCGGTTTAGAATATCCAGTATACCGACCAACAAAGCGAGTAAGTAAAAAGACACCCTTAACCCCTGCTGAAATAGACCCAACTAATTTAAAAAAACAAATCATTATAAAACAAGAGATAAAGGGCGATAAAAATCTTCCAAAATTTAAAGAGAAAAAATAAATATATAAAAATAATTAATTTTAGGCAAAAGAAAAAATATATTGTATATATATATATATAATGGAAAAGGAAGTTGCAAAATTGATTCACGATGAAAAACCAACTTTAAGCGATATGAGTGTGAAAACATACGCTAATTGTATTGTTAAGATTATGGAGTTTCTAAAATCAACTAATTTAGATGATCTCTATAAAGAACCGCATAAAGTTATTAAAGTTCTTCACGATAAATATGATAAACCAAATACTATTAAAACAAAGATCGCTTCTATTATTGTTTACTTACGAGTTATTCGTAATGATAAGAATGGAAAAGAAATTGATATAGCAATAGACATATATAGTAAGGTTATTGAAATGCTTACAAATGATATTAAGTTAGATTTATCCAATAGCGAAAAAAGCACAAAGCAAAAAGAGAACTGGGTGAATGAAGACGATATTAAAAAACTTGACGCAAATCTTTTATCACTTATATCCAAAGATATACGCACGGCAAAAGATTTAATGAACTTACGCAATTATGTTTTATTTAAGATCTATCAAGATAATCCAACTCGTAATGAACTCGCCGATACTAAACTAATTTATAAACCAACAAAGAAGGCAGACCCTTTAAGTGATGAATACAATTACATCATATTAGATAAAAAGGCAAAGACAATTACTTATCAAATGAATCAATACAAGACAAGTAAAAATTACGGACAAAAACATGTATCAATTAATAAAGACCTTTATCCTTTGTTTCTTTGCTATAAAAAGGCGATTGATTTATTCACAAGTGATAGTTGGTTTCTACTAAATGATAATGCAAGTTCTAAAATGACTCGTAATCGGTTAGGTGTTGTTTACTCATCGTTAGGTTCAACTATAAATAAAAAACTTGGTACATCTATGAACCGCCATATTGCTTTAAGTAACTTAATACCTATTAAGGCGATCAAAGATTTAACCGATAAAATGGCGAATAGTCCAACAGAGGCGTTAAATGTTTACGCAAAAAAATAAATATATTTATAATGTTATAATGGTTTTAGAAATTATAGCATTAGTCGTTTCTATTTGTGTGCTTGTTTTAAATGTATGTTTATACATTAAAAAGAAGCGAAGTAAAAAATGTTGAATATTAGTTTTTATTATTTTTATATAGAATAATAAAAAATCTCGTATTCAAGGTATTAACAACCTTGTGCGGTCTTCCAATAATTTTCTACATCGTCCATAGTTTCTTGCTTATACTTTTTTCGTGGATCTTCAAGTGCAGAGAACATTAGATTTTTTATATACTCTTGTTTTTCAGGAGTCATATGAACTTTCATAGACACAGGAGCATCTACCATATTCCCTTTTGTGTCTTGAACCGAAATAATCTTAATTGATGATTCTATGTTTTCCATTCTATATATTATACTATATATTTTTATTTTTGCTAAAATAAATTAATTAATTTAAATCAAATTTTTTAATTGTATCATTTATAGAATCTTCTAAACTTCTTTTGTTCCAAAGTAGATTTTTTGCCCAGAACCCGCTACTAAGAACGCCCGACTTAGTCCAATCTTCTCTTTTTTGATGCCTTAATATATACATGCGTTTGTGTTCGTCTGCCGATTCCTTCCCTTCTGTTTTATTGAATATAGTATAATCACCCATACCAGTAGATCCAAATCTAATAGATTTAGTTTTTCCAGTTTCAGTATCATATAAGGTTACTTGGAACTTTTTAGCATTATTAGGTGTTTTTGCTATACATATTAGTTTATACATTATATACTAATATATACAAATAAAATAAAATTTTATATTTTTATAATTGTGTTACTGCTACTACTCTTGAATTGACCTTCTTAATAAGAATATTCAAATTTGTAGGATAAGAAAAGGCAGGTGGAAGAGGTGTATTAAGAGGTTGACCTAAATCGTCTAAAATCCAAAATGAGATCGCCCTAATAACTTTTTGCGTTGGATTGATGAATTTCCAAGCAACATTCGTAACATCACTCAAAGCGGGGTTCATATCGTTCATATTACCACTTGCAGCGATAAACCTATGGTCGTATGCGTTATATAATAATTGTGTTTTTTCTCCATAGTCATATTGATACTCTAATAAATCGCAATAAATACTAAAATCTCTGTATATTGTTGTATATTGACTAACATCAAAGGACTTTTTAATTAAAGCAATCACATAACGATGTGAAATATCTAACATTATTGGATTCGTTAGTATACATGTAAAACCAGCATTTTGATTAGCATATCCTCTAAGCGGAATAGAACCCCTTTGACTACCAAGATATAAATCTATTGTTTCATAAGTTTCATCGTTTAATTCTACATTAGGGTTTGATCTTGAACTATTAAAACTACTCATATATATATTATACTATATATTATATTTTTATTTTATATTATAATTATTTTATAAATCTAATCTTACAACCTTTTTAGGTCGCCCTGCCTTTTTCTTAGGTTTAGGTTCTGCTTTTGCTTTTGGTCTTGGTCTACTTATCTTTAAATATTCTTCTGGTTCATCTTCCTCCTCATATTCAACCTCTTCATATTTCGGTGCTTTCTGTTTTGGTCTAATGAGATCCCTTAACTCTTTAATTTGCTTTAAAGTTTCGGCAGACCTTTCAATTAGTTTAGGTGCTTTTTCTAAATACTCTGGAACTTTCGCCCCTTTCTCCATAATCTTTTCACCTGTTTTAACAATACCTTTCTTAATGTACCCTAAATATTTCGCCCAATCAATCGCTCCGCCTTCCATCATAAATTCAGTATAATGCCGTGTTTCGCTTTGAATTGCTGGTGTTCGGTTAGGATTAGAATCATAATAGTCACTTGCCGAACCGCTTGAACTTGCCCCTAATGCTCCGCCTGTAAAATTGGCGAAATTACTGCTAAAAGATGCATAAGGGTTATTAACTCTATAATCTATTGCCGAACCTGAACTTGGTGCGTTTGTACCCCTTCCTTCTTTCTTACCTTCTTCGTATCCATTATAAACATATGGTAGATAATGCGGTTGTGCTACTTCGCTCATAGTCGCAAGATTTTTAGGGTTTAATAGTGCCTCATAGTAAGGATTAAAAAAAAGATAATCGCTTGAACTACCGCTTGAACTTCCTCCTAATGCTCCGCCTTCCTTTTTACTCTTGCTTAAAGCGTTTACATTTGAACTAATAACAGATGGATAATATTCACGCCTATCGTTGCCTTCATCTACATCTTGCCCAAAAGAAAATCCCATAGTGTTAGAACCTTGATTAACTGGATAGTGAGTTGCGTAACGCCCCTCTGGATCTATCTGCCCTGAATCATAATTCCCTATATTTCTTGGATCATAAAAAGAGTTTGTAAGTGCTGAACCTTGTTGATATACCGATTGTTTTGAAGTTCCTTTAAAACGCCTGTGTGTTAAATTGTGAACCACTTTGTCTAAATAATCGTCCTTCATTATATAATATTACTATATATTATTTTTTTGTAAATTTTTTTTTATTGCTACATATTATATCATATTTTATAATATTTTTATAATAACATAATAGTAAAAATGTTATTATAAATGTTTAAAGTGCTAATTCTGCTTTAAGATTTTCGGTTTTTTCCTTCTCTTCCATCTCTTTTTCTTCCCTATATTTAAGCAAATTTTCATTCATTTTTTCCATATCGTGCAAAACAATTTTATGATTTGTTACACTTGCTAAAATACCTTTCGCCATTATTTTTATATCTTCGTCTTTTACCTTATCACTTTGTTGAACCGCCTCTAAAAACAAATATAAGTTATTTGTAAATCCACTATCAGGAGTATTCAAGTATTTAATACAAGTAAAAAGGTGAGTTTCGTATTGAATGTTTAAACTCTTTAAAGTTTCTTTCGTGATTTTAGAACTATCCATATATATAATACTATATATTTTTATTTTTCCTAAAATAAATTAATTATTTAATATTATTAATTTCATTTGTTAATCTTTTTGATTCCTTTAAAAGTTTTTTATAATTAATATCTTCTATAATTACCGATACACAAAAACCAATAAAATAAGCAATCATTTTTTTTTATATACTCTATATATATATTAATGAGTTCCAATATACAAATAGAAGCGTATATGAAAAAACATTTTAAGGGTGAATTTTTAGGTTGTTATTGTGCAGATAATCTACCTCATAATCCCCCTCCAAATAGCAACCTAATCGCTAATTATAGTGATAGTGATGACGCAGATGGCGGAACTCACTGGGTTGCTATGATAAACCTAAATAGTGATAATGGTGATCCAACCTTGTTTTTTGATTCTTATGGAGGTGATCCAGATTTTCAAGATATTGTATTAGAAAAAAGTACTAATTTTAAAAACTATATGAATAGGCATAGTAGAAGTAGTTACGCTCACAATAATATAAATATACAAAGTAGAGATGGTAATAGTTGCGGTCATTATTGTGTATACGCTATTATAACCAAATCTATACCAGCATTAACAGGTCAAAAACGAAGTGCAAATAAATATTGGAAGGATTTCACAAGTCCATTTAATACACCAGAAGATAATGATAAATTAATAAAAAAATTAATAAAATTATAATATATTATAATATATATGGCGTATAAACAAGTGAAAAAATATCCCGAAAATTTTGCTGATGATATAACTAAAATTGTTAAGGCATTAACATTAGACGGCGGTGAGCAACCTTTTCTTTATGGTTCTGGTAGTTATAAAATTGATTATCCAAGTGACTATGATTTAGCACAAGACATTCCAACCGAAAAATATGGGAAAAATGGAATCTTACGAGATTTACAGAAGGTTATTGATCGGTTAATGAAACAAAGTAATATCTATATTGGTGATATTAAAAGTGGAGAGATTCCAGATTTTAAAGTGATAGACGATGATATAAATGAAAAAAACTATAATACTAAAAGACCAGTTATGATTTCAAAAATAAAATCTCTTTATAAAAAAAAGGTTATTACAAAAGAAGAATATGATGAATCTATTAAATTATTACAACCTAATCTAAAAGAAATGGATATTTATGTACTAAAACACGATATTCGTTATGAGGTTATTCGTTGGAAACCAGCAGATATTTTAAAAGGTTTTGTTGTTTATCGTGGTAAAAATATACCATTTGATAAGTTTTTATTAGGCGATAGTATGACTAAAATAGATGTTATTGCTTGGGTTAATGGAATCCGTTATAATGAAATAACTATGGTGTATGTATTTTCAAAAAACGGCGAAATTATTAATAAAAAGTTTGGTAATATTGAACTTGCATTAATGGAACAAATACCCTATTTGCTTTATAAAGGCATGTATATGAAAATATGTAAACGGATCAACTCAATAGAAAGGGCAAGTGAAAACCCTAATAAACTTTTATTACGCCGTTTGTATAAGTTATTTACAAGCGATTTAGGTTTATTAAACCAAGTAATAAGCGATATAAGTGCCTTACAATATCTAATGGAAAATGTGAAATCAATTTCTAAAAGTAAGTTTGAATTTGAATTAGACCAAATGAAAACCAGATTAGGTAATATGACTAATGTGAAATATATTAAAAAGGAAAATGTAATTAATAGGTTGATTGACCAGTTAGAAAGCGATGTTGTTGATATGAAAGTATTGGAAGACCTTGATGAAACCTTGCGGACTATTTTACAAACAGAAGTTTTAAAACAAATGAAAAAATGGAAGTTATACCCTATACCAACCGAGTACATGCCTAATAGTCGTGTAATGGAAATTAAGGGTGGAAAAATAAAGGTTAAATTATTAAAGGATATGTTAGAAGCGAGTTATGAAAAGAATAAACCAGAAAAAATAGAAGGGTTTGATTTAGATCGTGATTTATCTAATGATAATGTCGCAGTATACCATAACCCTAAAACAGACCAGACAATTATATCTCATAAGGGGACACAGGGTTTATTAGATTGGGGGTCTAACTTTGTTTATGGTTTATTAGGTAAATCAGGTTATAAATATACATCTCGTTATAAGATCGCAGAAAAGGCACAAAGAGCAACAGAATTAAAATATGGTACTAAAAACCTTACAACTATCGGTCACTCCAAAGGTGCATTAAACGCCGAATTGTTAGGGCAAAAGGGTAAAGAAGTAATAACATTAAATAAAGCAACAAGACCTTTCTCAAATATCAAGGGCGAAAAACAATATGATATTTCAACCACAGGCGATTTAGTAAGTAAACTAAACCCTTTTCAAAAATCATCTAAAAAAGATATATCAATAAAAAGCAAAACTTATAATCCTTTAAAAGAGCATTCATTACAGGTTTTAGAGGGTTTAGAAGATGAAGAAGAGATTGGTGAGGGGCAGAAACATGTAGTTATAAAAAGAAAAGATTTTATTGAAGAACATAATAAATTAATACCTTTGTTACAATATGGATCTAAAAAACAACGGAAAAATGAGGCATTAGACCAAATGAATGAATTAAATAAAATAGTAGGAAAAGGTTATATGAAAATAGGCGGGGGTTTATATGTTCCAATTAAACCAGTTGAAGATATTGAAATGACTATTTAAAATTTATATAGTTTTGTTTAAATTATATAAATTGTTTTTTATTATATGTGCATTTCTATCGGTTGTACTCTTTTTATAAGTCCACTACCCATTTTAGTTTTATCCCATACAATTGTTCTACCTTGATTTTTTTTATCTATTCGTTTAACAAACTTAATATCTTTTAATTGTTCGTCTGTATATTTAAGTGCTTTTGTTTTAAAACCATATCTACTTATACCTTTATCATACGCAACCCAACCAAACGGAGAATCAGGAAAATAATCTAAATCAACTTTATCAATCGTTTTCAATAAGTTAATTTTTTCCAAATATTCAAACAATAAACTCATCATCTCACCAACATATCCTTTACCTTGAAACCCAGCATCGCTTACAAATACATAATCAATATGTAAAATGCTTTTATACTCAATTTTACTTCTTATAAATCCAACTAACACATTATTGCGTGTAACAAAAACTTGAATTATTCTTAAAAGTATATTAATTGAATTTAAAAATGTTCTTGGAATTATTTTAAAAGATCGCTCATAAAGATTATAATTATTAGTTCTCATTTCGGTTATGTGCTTATCAAACTTTTCAACCGCATCAGGTGTTTGCATATAAGACCAATCCATTAACGCAACATCTCCAACTACACTTATTAGATCGTCCCTATCATTAAAAACATTAACATCATCTAATTTATATACACTTGTTAAATCCATAGTTGAACTTTTGGTCGCTTCATTATCATATATAAAGAATGAATCAAATGAATTTATTTGTTTAGGAGCGGTTTGTGTCTTCGGTGGTTCTGGTTGTTGTTCTTTTTTTGGTTTTTCACTTACTTGTTTAGGTAGTGATTCTGTTATGTTTCCATATTTGTGTTCTTTCATTACAATTTGCCCATCGCTTCTTATTTCTAAATGTTTGTGCAGTTCATCACTTAATTCTTTTAGTGTTTTTGCTTTTCGTTTACCATCTACTACCTTTGTTAATTTTATTTGAGTTGATAGTTTAAAATCTTTTATTAATTCTTTCAAAAACTTTAAATCTCGTTTTTCAAACATGTTATATAATATACTGATATTTTTTTTTTATAGTTATAAAATATAATATCATTATACTATAAATGGATTATAAAACAATATATAAATGTATTGATTGTGGTACAACTCGTTATTTAGTATTTCCTAATAGAAACGAATCATTAATTATTTGTTCTGGTTGTTACAGAGAACGGAATCTATTGTTAAAAGAAAAGAAGTTTAGTTTTAAATGTTCTAACTTTTATTGCCCTATTCCATAAGTTAGGGGACTTAGGGGACTCAGGGGACTTAGTTTTGAGATTTCAAATATAAATTAAAAATAAAAAAAATATTATTTTTAATTCTGGATTTCCAAAAACAAGTCCCCTAAGTCCCCCAACTATTTTTCTAATAATTATTTTTAACTATTAGAAAAACAAACAATATCAAACTTATACATCAAACTCAAACTCTTCACCTTTATCGTCAATTGGAATAATCTCGGGATCATCTAAATCCCTATTTATCCATTTCTTTTTTAACAAATGGTTATATATATCTTTTGGTGTATACCTAAACTCATTATTTCCATTTGATTTAATTTGTCTATGAGGTATTTCTAACTCTTCACATCTATTATTAAATGTTGGAATACTTGCAACCATTCTTTTATCATTTGAAAAACCAGCAGATTTACAAAACCTTACATAATCATCATATACCTCTTTATTTCTTGGGTTTTGTTCTACTTCCCATTTCGCCCCTTGATATTCTTCTACTTGGTTTTGTAATCCTTCGTCTAATGGATCTGGTTCTTCTATTAGTAGACCACGATGTTTATTTACATAATCCTCAAAAAATAATGCTTCAATAGGCACATATAATTTACACATTTGTCTATATGCTTCTGTTATAGGTCTTTCACTACGCCAATCAACTTTACTAATATCTAATTCATTAAAATAATCATATAAACAAGCAATAAACTCTGGTTTCTTAAAATGTTCTAATAACTTAGTCCAGAATATAGTTCCATACTTTTTATCTAAAAAGAAATCGGTTGTTTGATAAACTACATAACGGCGATCTCCACTTTTAACATCAATAGGAATAGGGTTTGGTTTATTGGTTGAAATTATAACTCTTGCTAAATTATTAATTTCAGTTGGTCTAACATTTTTAGGGTTAATAGTTATTCTATCTTCACTAATAAATGATTTAATTTTACCTTCAAAATCAAATGTATCTTTACCCTCGCATTCATTCATATTAACTAATAACTTATGATAAAACCCTTCTGCATAGTCACCAAAAAAATCTTTTGGATTTGAACTTGAAATATAATGTTCTTGACCAATTAAATTACCAATCGCATTTATAAACATGCTTTTACCTGTCCCTTGCTTTCCCTTGAATATAAAACAAATTGGTATTTTTTCATTTGGTTTTTGAATCATATGAGCGATAAACTTTAAGAAATATAAGAAATCTTTTTCAACTCCACCACTTAACTCACACCCGAGATCCATAAATGGTTTCAATATTTTCTCTTTGTTTTCTTTTGTATAGGCACTTTTAACTTTTGGATTGTACCCAGCAAACAAATTAAATATGGTTTTATCTTTTTGTTCGCCTACATCAACATCATTAACAGGGACAAAATCAACACGATTATACACCCGAATATTACAATCATTAACCCAATCAAGAGTAAAAGGGGCATCTACAATACGAGAACTTTCACCAGTCCCTACTAAATGTTCGGTTTTAATATGACGAAATGCGGTTGATATTTGGTTTTCAGTAAAGATATATGCTTTTTTTCCAAAATCTTTAATACCTTCTATATAAATAAACTGCGGTTCTGGTAGTAACACTTTACAAACAAACTTTTCAAAATAGGTTTTTTGTGCAAGATAATTATCCATAAAAGAGTTCATATACAAACTATCAAAATTAGTTAGTTTACTTGGATCAAAAATAACATTACATGCTCCTTTTTCCTTTTTCGGTTCTTGTTTTTTAATTAATATTGTTGCTTCTTTAACTATATTTTTTGTAATATCTTTATCTGTATCTTTGAAATACTTTATTAATGATGCGATTGTAATCGGTTTTTTTTCTTGCGATATAATTGATTTATTAAATAGTTTATAGGTGTTTCTAACTTCCTCCTCATTAAATTTTGAATCGTGTCTTGATAGATTAACAAATGTATCCTCACCAGAATCACCCATATCATTTTTAATAAGTAACCCTACATTTATCCACCATTTTCGGTTAGAACCTTGACTCATTTTTTCCCATATTTTATATTTAACACCTAACTCACAATATATTTTTACTTGACCATCATTTGCGTTTAATGGTGTAGTTGCTCCGCCTTCTGTTGTTGGTATTGGCGAACTTGGTTTTGGATCTTTTTGTTTTGGTTTTTGTTTAAGTTTTAATTCATTTAATTTTTCCTCGTGTTGTACTTCGTCTGTTGTTCCATTTATGAAATAATGCGGTCTATCTAAATATCTTGCGGATAAATTCCAAAAATGTTTTTTATAATCAAAAATGCCTTTATTTGTTATTATATCACCTTCACTATTTTTCTTAATATCAATAGTTAAATGTTGTGTTACTTTATAAGGGGTTTGTTGTTTATTTTCCGCCTTTCTTGAACCGATAAGAGTCCAATTACATGCTCGTGTTACAATCTTCTCATCTACAACATCTTCCCAAGTATTAGTTATAGGTAGATCACTACATAATTCCTTTAATCTTGGTATAACCCTATTTCTTAATTCAACTTGCAGTTCTTTTTCCATATTAAGATTAATAATAATATGTATTCCGTCCTTTGTTTTGTCTTCTAATAAGGTTGGGGTTTCTCGTTCCATAACATAAACTTCTATTTGTGATTCTGGTTTAATATCAACTAATTCATCAATAATTTGAAAATAAACCATAACTATATCTATTATATGGTCGCTCGTGTGTTGTCTTTCGGTTATTTCATTTTTATATCTAAAATCAAAATCTATTAAGATCGGTGCTTTACCTTCCTTAATCTGTGCTTCGGTTAAATATTCCTCATTTCCATCTTCGTAAATGTATTTATAATATTTCTTCATTACCTTTTCCCACTTCTCTGCTGGTATATGATAATTACCACCATAAATATCAATATCCCCGTCTTTCTTAGTATACTTATTAGTCATTCTTGTATGAGTACTTTGTGTTGTCTTATCATCTTTGGCGATGGCGAAGGTTTTTTGCATGTAATCTTGAAAGTTCTTAAATACAGACATTCTATTATATATATAGTATAGATAATAATTTCTCTAAATCATTTTTTAATTAAAAGAATTAATTTAATTAAAAAATATTTCTATATGTTTTTTATTTTTCCTAAAATAAATATTTCTATATGTTTTTTATTTTCCTTAATAAAGTTCCTAAATATTTACTATTTTATATTTCTCATAAAGTTTATGTATTCTTGAATTATCGTGTTTTGATTTATTTGGAGCAGTATAACTACCACCACAATCGCATATATTCCTTAATGAATACTTTTCTTTATTTTTTTCATAAAATTTCTTATTATATTCTTTTTGATCGTATTGCTTAATAACAACTTCACCATTTTTCTTAACATATTGTTTTGTAGATAATTTTGCAGTTTCCATTTGTTCTATATATAATATACTATATATTAATTTCTCTAAATCCTTTAATTCCTAAATAAAAATAAGTTGGGGGACTTAGGGGACTTGTTTTTAGAATTCCTTAATAAAAAATAAAAAAAAAATATTATTTTTTATATTCCTAAAATCTTAAAACTAAGTCCCCTGAGTCCCCTAAGTCCCCTAAATGTATATCTATTGGATACTTTTCATAATTCCATTATAATAAGCAACGGGGATTCGGTGCTTGTACTTTTTTAATTTCTTCTTAACATCACTAATACGACCGCCTTTTATATCATCTTCAACATCACTTAATACTTGATCTAAATCAGTTTCGCTTTGAGTTGTACCTTCGCTTTCGCTCTCATCTTGTATAACTTCTTTTACTTTTTTAACTGCTCCGCCTTTCATATTATATTTCCTTTTAGGAATATTATGAATAGTTTTAATGAACTTATGTAGAGTTGTATTATATCCAAATAGAGAAGGATTAAACCCTTTTTGATGTGCTTCGTTTGCAAATAATATTAACTGATTTTTAAGTTGTTCTGGGATCTTAAAGTTACGCCCTCCATCAATCATAGTACGAATAATAGTTGGGTGGTATTTTTGTAGATCCATACCTATATCTGCTAAATGATTATACTTCTTTTTATTCTTAACAGATTCGGCATGTTTCATTTGTTCTTCCTTCTTAACATCAACATTATTATCACAGACAACCTTATTAGATACAATCTTTACTAAACACTTTTCTAACATTATATATATAATATATATTATATTTTAAAATTATAAATAAAATATCTATTAATATATATAATGATGATGAATGAAAAACTATTGTTTAAATTAGGGTCTAAAATTGATATTGCTGGATCAAGTGGGTCAGGTAAGACATTTTGGTTAGTAAACTATTTAACAAAAGTAGATGACCGATTTGATTGTGTTATATGGGTTACTAACGAATTAAGTGCAGAACAAGAACTTATAGGCGAACTTAAAAAGCGTTTAGGAAATAGGTTTGTATTAAAGGTAGGATTAACACAGAATCAAGATGAACTTAAAGAAATGTTTAAAGATAATAAAGATGATAAAATAAGAACGGCGGTAGTTTTAGATGATCTACAAATGGAACAAGGTAAATTCACAAGTGAACTATTTTTAGCAGGGCGACATTTAAATCTTACAATTTTTCAAATAGTCCAGAGCATATTTACAGGTAATAAACAGGCGAGAAATATGACTAATAATGTTCAGTATTTTGTATTGTTTCAGTTTCCAGATGCTTTAAGCGTAGCAGAAAAAGCGAGGCGATTAACAACTAATAAGAAAGATCGTGATAGTGTTGTTGAAGCATATAAAGACGCAACAAGTAAGCAGGGCGGTTGCTTAATAATTGATACAATTACATCACAAAGCGGAATGGAAGACGCTCAACTATTAAGATTTCGTGATACAGAAATGAATATTGTATATAAGAGTTTAGCAAAAGTTTAATAATATATATTATAAAATAAAAATATATTGTATATTATATATATAATATGGTAAAATACGAATCTATGTTGTTAGGTGGTAAAGTCAAGCATTCTAAAAGTGAAAGCGAAAGCGATAGTGAAGAAGAAGAAGGTGGGAAAATGTGTACACAAGAACGAAAAGAAACTGCCTTGAAGGTTGCTCGTAAAGTTAAAGTAGCAAAAAAGAAAAGTGCCTGTGCTTATGGTAGTGGAACTGGTGGAGTAAAGGGAATGACTTATGAGGAACGATGTGCTAATTTAGCAAAAGCAAGGGCGACTCGTATGGCGAACCTTAAAAAGAAAAAGATGGGAGGAGGTCAATACAATCAAGATTATGTTTGTGAATCTCAATTAAACTATGCTGGTTCGCCGTTAGACATGTATTATCAAATACCCGAAAAAGAAATTAAGGATATTCGTGAAGCAAGGGGCGAAAATGTGGTACAAAAGAAAAAGGGGGGAAAAATGACCGCTGAAAAATTTGAAGATATGGGAAAAGTTGGTGGAAAAATGCGAAAAGGTAAAGGTTTAGAGAAAGATATGGAATTTATGAAAAATAGTATGCACACGGGCATGTCTATGCCTACTAAGGAACAATTCATTAAAGGCGGTGAAATGAGTGATGAATACTCTATGGATCTAAGAGGGGCAATTAAAAATCTTGGTGAACTTGCTAAAAAATTTGGTTTAAGATTAGTTAAGTAAAATAATATATATAATATTTTTTAATTTTAGGAATAAAATATTATATATAAAAAAAAATGAATTAATTTAATTTCTAAAAAAAAATAATATATTATAGTATATATATAATGAGTCGTAACATGAGAATGCCTAAAATGGACGGAGGTTCTTTAATCCCCCCTCAACTTGTCGCCGTTGAAGAAGGTCACCTTGAAATGTTGAAGCAGTCACATATTAAGGTTGATAGTCGCTTTTTTGCTATTGATCCCAATCTTGATTTTGAAAGTTCTACAATTCTCTGCGAAGATCGTGTGTATGTTGCAGACCAGACCCCTACTCCCCTCGCCCCTATCACATTTACTATTCAACCTCAGTTTAATGTGTTCCGTTCTTTAAGCGAATCTCGGTTCGTTTTCACGGTAAAGGCGGTAATCCCAACAGGGACAGGTTTAATTTTAACTCCTAAACCTTACTGGTCTCAGTTATTCGTTCGTGATTTCACCGCTAATATTAATAATGTCTCTTGTGGAGATCAACATTCTCGCACCGCCTTTTATGCTGGTTTTATGAAAATCCTTCTCACACAAGGCAATCTTAAAACGAATTGTCTCGCTTATGCTCCTGCTGGTTCTACTGGTGGTTTAATTCAACATATATATGCTGGTGATGATACTCGTGCTTTACAGGAAGGTATTGTAAATATTGATACTATTACTGGTGTTGATAATTTGTATGGTTACAATTGTGCCGTTATGGCGTTGGTTGCTGGTTCTACCAATTGTTTCGGTCAAGTTCAGGCGTTTGGAACTCCTGTTCCTATTACTCTTACTGGAAATGTTTCTATTGAATTAACTTATCGTCCGCAAGATGGTATTTTTCTTCAACCTAAACTCCTCCCTCCTGGTGTTAATTTGAACTTTATTTTTAATACTAATACTCTTGGAACTTGGTGTAGTGGTTTTTCTTCTGGTTTATACCCTCTTACTTCTTCTCTAAATCCTGATGTGTATGGTGCTACTTACACCATCTCTAAGGCACAATATTACGAGCGTCAGTATACGGCAACCCAGACGGCGATCAAGGCGTATCAGTCCCTTATTATGCGTCAACCTCTCTATTATAGTTGTTTGACCTCTAACACGCTGTTGTATCCTGTTCCGCAAACACAGAGTTCGGTTCAGTTGACTAATATCTTTGCAGGTCGTATTCCTAATATAATTATTGTTGGTCTGCTTAATCAATCGCCTAATCGTCTTCAAGCGGTTGCTGGAAATGGAAATGTGTATCCATTCCTAACCTA